ACAAGCATGGACGGTGATTTCGATACCGGAAATGTTCGTTATAAGGCTCGCGAGCGGTACAGCTTCGGTGTCTCCGACCCACTAGGGATCTGGGGTTCGCCGGGAGCGTAAGATAGTTGAAGGACGGAGGCGGTCATTATGACCGTTGGGGAAGACATGGTATGGCTGGTGATCGTTTCCGTCCTTTAATTATGAGTTACTGGGATTGATAGTCCTGACGACTGACCCAGCAGACGTTTACGAAGACTTCAGGACGAAACCTTTCGTAAGAAGGTACGGTTATGGCTAACACAACCTTTTCAGGTCCAGTCAGGTCCGAAGATGGATTTGATGTGGTATCTAAAAGTTCTACAACTGGCGCATTCACAACGGAATTCAGCCTAGACGGATCGGGATTGCAGGTTACTCCCGTTACGTTTAGCGATGCGGATACCACCCTGACTGCCACCGCTAATAGTGGCAGGATCAATGTTGTTCCAGCAATCACTGGAAACCGGACACTCACTCTTCCGTCACCTACGGCGGGGATATGGTTCAGGTTTGTTTACGGTGGGGCGGCAGAAGAAGCGCAGAACCTGATCTTTGATACAGGTTCCGATACGAATTTCTTCATCGGTGGCATCGTCCATATGGATTCCAATGCAGACAACGTGTCTGTTTATGCTGACGGCAACTCAAACTCTACGCTAACCCTGACAGATTTTGGTATCTTTGAAATCAACATTCTGGCAAAGGATTCAACGAATTGGATCATTTGGGGTTATCAGGAAGGTGCAGACGTACCTGCCTTTGCTGATCAGTAGGAGATGATTTGTTAAACTGAGATAGGCCACCCATCTTCCGGTGGGTGGTCATATCTCCTATTGCAAGCGGGGCTAGGAGCCCTGTCCTTGCGGGGAGAAACTGATGGCTGACGCAGTAACCTCACAAACGATTCAAGACGGCGACCGTATTGCCGTCATGAAGTTCACCAACATCTCCGATGGTTCAGGCGAAAGTGCCGTGACCAAGATAGATGTTTCCGCCCTTCGAGCCGAATCCGGCACCGAAAAAGCCTGCGATGGCGTAACAATCCAGCAGATGTGGTATGATTGTTCCGGTATGACTGTAGATATTCTTTGGGATGCCAGTACCGACGTTATCTGTTGGACGCTCAGTGGCTACGGTTTCTATGATTTCCGGCAGGCTGGGCCACTCACCAATAATGCATCCAGTCCAACCGGAGATGTAAACTTTACTACTACAGGGCACTCAAGCGGTGATCGTTATACCGTTATGTTGGCCCTGAGAAAGAGTTACTAATGGCTGAAGATCCGAGAAACCCGACCGCAAAAGTTCCAAGCTTTCAGGAGATAGCGGAGAAGAAGGCAGAAGAAGATCATTTTTGGGGATATACGAGCAGAATTGCTGAAAATTATCCCGAACACGCGGATGAGCGTGGGTATACTAGCCGTATCGCCAAGAAGTATCCGAATTGGAAGGCATTCTAGGGATGCCCTTCAAGAGTGAGAAGCAGAGAAAATATCTGTGGGCGAAGCATCCTGAAGTCGCTGAGAAGTGGACTAGTGAGGGATATGCGACTGGCGGGATGATTAAGAAGTCAATTACGAATAATATGAAGCTTGCAGATTTTTCTCGCATGAGGGCCGGAGGAATGGTCCGTGACGGTCGTCTGGCCCCAAATCAAAAGAATGGGGTTAAGGTACAAGATTTTCAAAGCTTAGTATGTAAAAAATCGAAGGAGTCCTAATGGCTACATCGGGAACCTCGACATTCAACCTTGATATTTCAGAGGTTATAGAGGAAGCGTTTGAGAGATGTGGTCTTCAGTCGAGGACAGGATACGATATCGACACGGCTCGACGATCACTCAATCTCTTGAGTCTTGAATGGGCAAATCGGGGACTTAACTTCTGGTGTGTTGAGCAGGGGACAAAGACGTGTTCCGTAAGCACTTCTACTATTACGCTTGATGCGGACACCGTTGATTTGATTCAACACTGGATTCGTGAGGGGTCGGGAACGTCACAAAATGACCAGCCTCTTACAAGATTCAGTGTGTCTCAGTATTCCACGATCCCGAATAAGCTGACAGAGGGTCGTCCTGTAAATATATATATTGATAAGCAGCGCGATGCTCTCGTAGCCTATCTCTGGCCCACACCTGATAAAGCTTACACGTTTGCATATCAGCAGATACGGCGCATTGAAGACACGGGCATTGTTGGGTCGAATGATCCCGATGTTCCTGCCCGCTTTCTTCCACCACTTGTGTCTGGTCTTGCATACATGATTTCTCAGAAGTACCCCGAAGCATTTGGCCGATCTTCCGAATTGAAATCCGAATATGAATTTCAGTGGGATTTGGCGCAGGCTGAAGACCGTGATCGTGCCTCTGTTCATTTCGTGCCGGGAGGATATTAATGGCTAAGTTCGCCAATGGTAAATATGCTTTCGGGTTCTGTGATCGCACGGGTTTTCGCTATAAGCTCAAGGATTTGGTGCCGCAGATTAAGGCGGGCCGGATGACAGGGCTCATGGTGGGCAAGAATATGTTGGACAAAGATCAGCCCCAGAACTTCTTGGGACGGCTGGGAGATTATGCCGACCCACAGGCTCTGAGAGATTCTCGCCCGGACACGTCGCAAGATACAAGCAGAAGGCTATTTGCGTTTAATCCGGTAGGGAACGGGAACGCCAATACTGCGGGCAACCTTGTTGCTCGTGGCAAGGTGGGGACTGTGACGGTGACAACATGACTTACGCCGAACTGACTGCGGCTATCAAGGATTACTGTCAAAACACGGAAACAAACTTTGTTGCAGCAATAGATACGTTCATTAAACAGGCCGAACAACGGATTTACCGTTCTGTTAATCTGCCCGTTAATCGCAAGAATGTAGCCGGTACAATCACCGATGGGAATCAGTATTTGGCTATGCCGACTGATTTTCTACTTCCATTGTCGCTGTCGATAACGAGTTCGAGCAACCAGATATTCCTGATTAACAAGGACGCGAACTTTATCAGGGCGACATATCCGAACGCATCGACGGAAGGGGTGCCTAAATACTACGGTATTTTTGCGAGCGATACGTTCATTGTCGGACCTACGCCAAACGCCGATTTCACAACGGAGCTTCACTACTACTATCAGCCAGCCTCGATTGTCGATACAAGCCCTTCGTGGTTGGGCACAAATGCTGACACGGCATTACTCTATGGATGTTTGGTTGAGGCGTATACCTATATGAAGGGTGATGCAGACTTGATGCAATTGTACCAACAAAGGTATCAAGAGGCATTGCAGCTTCTCAAGATGCAAGCTGAGGGACGCATGACCAGAGATGAATACAGAGACGGCACAATCAGGCTACCTCAATCATGATCTTTAATGGAGAGGTGGGAAACGTATCGGTCTTTACGAGCAGCAATGGGTCATTGCCTTCAGGACACTGGGCACGACGTGCGACTGATTACATTATCAAGGTGGGAGATAAGTCCCATCCAGAAATTGCAGAACAGGCGACGGCCTTCAGGGAAGAGATATACAAGGCAATCGATTACTACATCAAGGAAGCGGTTAAGGAGGATCGTTCCAAGGTGATCAGCCTGCTGCGTTCAGCAGGTCATAATGATTTAGCTAACTCCATGGAGAAGTTGTAATGGCAATCAGTCAAGCGATGTGTACAAGTTTCAAGAAAGAGTTGTTGGAAGCGAAACACAATTTTCTCAACTCCGGTGGAAACACCTTTAAGATCGCGCTCTATACGAGCAGTGCATCGCTGGGTGCTTCCACTACGGCATATACTACGAGCAACGAGGTCAGCGGCACGAATTATTCGGCTAAGGGCAATAGTCTTACGCGGGTCGATCCGTCCACTAGCGGGACGACAGCCCTTACCGATTTCGCTGATACGTCATGGACTACGGCAACAATCACCGCAAGAGGTGCATTGATATTCAATGAAGATACGAGTGGTGATACATCGGTTCTTGTTCTGGATTTTGGAGCAGATAAAACCGCTACTGCTGGTACGTTCACAATAGCATTTCCTGCCGCAGATTCGAGTAACGCCATTATCCGTATAGCGTAATGGCTAACGTAACAGGCTGGGGTCGCTCTACTTGGGGCTCTGGCACTTGGGGTGAACCTGTTCCCGTTGAAGTAACAGGTGTAGCTGGTACGGGTGCAGTTGGGTCAGTAACCGTTGAGTTACTTATAACTGTATCGGTTACTGGACTGGCCGGGACAGGCTCGGTAGGAAGCGTTACGGTAACTGCTGGTACAGGTGTAACAGTTTCGCCGACAGGTGTCGTCGGAACGGCAGAAATGACTGGCGTAAATGTATGGAGTATTATAGATGACTCACAAACACCTAATTGGGCGGAGGTAGATGATTCACAGACACCAAGCTGGGAACCTGTTTTTAACTGATACCTTTGGAGGAATTAATTGAATACAATATCCATGGTGGTCTTGGTTCTTCATGTACTGTTTCTTATTTGGGCTTCGATTATTGATAATTTTGCTAGGATAGATAGGTGGTTCAGTAGGTTTATTTGGCCGTGGTTGCCAAGATTCTTGAAGGGCGGCTCCCGGTGGATGGTTTGGGTATCCCACATATTCGTGGCCTTGTTGATGACAGGCTACTTCGTATTGTGGGGAATGGTATTGCCGGAAAGTTCGGCGGACATGGCACAGATGGGGTCGGCTGCCGCACTCCTATATTATCTTGTGAGGGGTTGGGGGAACTGGCGTCAAAACGCAAAGGAAAAAACGGAAGGCAAGTGGAAGGTTCCCAGTGGGTGGGGAATCGATGGCATTATGAACATTGCAGGTCCATTGTTGGTTCATATATGGACTTGGACACTTTAGGGGCTAGGGACGAAACATGGCGGATTATGTCAACAATCTAAGGCTGACGGAGATTGCGACAGGTGACGAGTCAGGCACTTGGGGCACCACGACAAATACCAATTTAGAGCTTATAGCAGATGCTTTTGGTTCCGGTACCGAAGCCATTACAACCAATGCAGATACGCATACTACTACTATAGCAAATGGTTCGGCTGACGAAGGCAGAGCCATATACCTGAAGTATACGGGCACATTGGATTCTGCCTGCACCATTACTCTGGCACCGAACACGATAAACAAACTCTGGATTATCGAGAATGCGACAAGTGGTTCTCAAAATATCATTATCAGTCAGGGTTCAGGGGCCAACATTACAATCGGCAATGGCAAGGTTTCGGCAATCTTTACGGATGGTGCCGGGTCTGGTGCGGCTGTTCTGGATGCGTTTGCCGACCTAGAACTGAGCAGCACCCTGACCGTGGCTGGCGCGAGTACGCTTACTGGTGCTGTCACGATGAGCGGCGATGCCAGTGTAGGCGATGATCTAACTCTCGTGTCAGATGCGGCAGTTCTAAACTTTGGCGCGGATAGCGATGTAAATCTTACCCATGTGGCTGATACTGGGTTGCTCCTTAATTCCACAATGCAGCTTCAGTTCAATGACTCGTCACAGTTTATCAATGCGCCCAGTAACGCAATTCTCGACATTAACGCTACCGACGAAATCGAGTTGAATGCTACTGCCGTTGACTTGAACGGCACTTTGGATGTGTCAGGGACAAGCACTTTGACTGGCAATGTCACGATGTCTGCCGATGCTACGGTAGGTGATGATCTAACATTGTTGTCGGATGCCGGAGTTTTGGGCTTTGGTGCAGATACGGATGTTACTCTTACCCATGTAGCCGATACCGGATTGCTGCTGAATTCCACAATGCAGCTTCAATTCAACGACTCATCCCAGTACATCAACGCTCCTAGTGCAACCGTCCTTGATATCAATGCTACCGACGAAATTGAATTAAACGCTACTGCTGTTGATCTGAACGGTACGCTGGATGTATCTGGAACAAGCACGATGGCGGGCGACCTGAATGTCGATTCGGGAATCCTATTTGTCGATGTATCGAATGATGTTGTTGGCATAAATACCACCAGCCCGCTCGACAGCCAATATCTGCACGTTATAGCAAATAGCGGAGAGGGTGCGTTGAGTCCCGCATCCCAATCAGTTGCTACGTTTCAGCGTAATTCGGGTTCCGGGGTTTCAGCCTATATTTCGGTTGGTTCGGGTTCTGCCGAAGAAGCCGGTATTCTGCTTGGTGACAAGGACGGACTGGAGGTCGCTGGGGTCAAGTACAATAATAGCGACTCGTCAATGGCATTTCGGGTCAGTAATTCCAACAGGATGGTTATAGATTCGAGCGGTAGGGTAGGAATTGGAACGACAGCCCCTTCCGGCTATGAGGCGGGTGCAGACGATCTAGTTCTCTATACGTCTGGTGCTACGGGAATGACCATCGCCTCCGGTACTTCAAGCAATGGAGTGATCCATTTCGCTGATGGAACAACCGGCGATGATGAATATCGTGGCATCATCAAGTATCGGCATTCTGCTAACGACATGATCTTCAGTGCCGACGCTACGGTGTCGCTTACGCTGACAAGTTCTGGGGCCACGGTAGCAGGGGCACTCTCCAAGGGGTCCGGCTCCTTTAAGATCGACCACCCGCTCCCATTGATGAACGACACGCACCATCTGGTCCATAGTTTCATTGAGGGACCAAGGGCGGATTTGATATATCGGGGAACTGCCACGCTTTCGTCCGGTTGGGTTCAGGTAGATTTGGACGAGGAAGCAGGAATGACCGATGGAACGTGGGAGCTACTGTGTAGAGATCCGCAGGCATGGATTCAAAATGATACGGGCTGGGACGGTGTAAGAGGTTCTGTCGAGGGTGGAACGCTCACGATTGAATGTCAGGACACCGATTCGAGCGACACGGTTTCGTGGATGGTCGTGGCAGAACGTCAGGATCAGCACATTATGGAAACGCCATGGACCGACGATGATGGTCGTCCGATCCTTGAGCCAGAAAAGCCCGACGATGACGATGAATAGATGTACTTCGTACAACGAGCGTGGCGTGACAGGTAAATAGTTATGGACCTTAGTATGACAAATATAATATCTGTTCTCGCTGCTCCACTTGCCGCAGGTGCGGCCTATGGTGGGGTGAGGGCGGGACTGAATGGGGCCAGACAGTCCCTAATGCAAATCGAACGTATTGTTAACCGTCTAGATGAGAAGGTGGATAAACATGGGGAACGCCTCGCGTCAGTCGAAACAGAAACAGCAAACCTCAAAGAGCGCATCGCCAGCGTTAGTAAGGGAACAGGATAACGCTCCGGCAACACCCGAGCCTGTGAGGATAGATTTTTCTGCCCCACAAGCAGAGTTGATCAAACAACTCCTTGTCGCAGTGCAAGAATCTCAATCACAACTCCAACTTGCGTTAATGGCTGCTGGGATCGATGGCAGAGATGTTCTGGGTGGGGATCTTGATGATCCGGTGCCGCATCTGATAGTTGGCAATGCTGGCGGTATCAGCGAGGGTTAGCGTTCATGCCGTTTACGAAGATATCTCCCAAGCCGGGCCTTTTCACGGACGGTACTAGGTATTCCGCAGAGGGTACTTGGTACGATTCCGATAAGGTGCGATTCCGTAAGGGGTTCGCCGAGAAGATCGGCGGGTGGGTCAGGTACGTCACTTCGAGCTTTCTGGGAGCCTCCAGAAAACTTCATGACTGGGTCACTGACGACGGTAGCGCGTATATCGGCGTAGGGACCAACCTGAAGTTGTACCTCAATTATGGTGCTAGTTATTACGATATAACTCCTGTCCGGGCCACCGATACACTTGGCACTGACCCAATAGCTACGGTCAGCGGAACGTCGGTCATCACAATCACGAGTCCTTCTGCACACAATGCGGTACAGGGGGACTATGTTACACTGGCAGGTGCGGATGCTTCGGGTGGAATAGGGACGGGCGATATTAACAAAGAGCATCGTATTGTTGCCCTTGGAGACCCGAGCGACGCGAACCCGACGACGAAGTACCGGGTTATCTGCGATGCCAAGGCAACCTCTACGGACACGGCGGCTGGCGGATCAAGCGTAACAGCCGCATATCAAATCAATACGGGCCTAAATACCTATGTTGCGGGTTCTGGTTGGGGTGCTTCTGGCTGGGGTAGTGGCGGGTTCGGGTCAGTGGAGGGGATAGGTCAATCTAACCAACTGCGTATCTGGTCGATAGAAAACTTCGGCGATGACATGATCGCCAATCCGAGACAGGGCGACATCTACTACTGGGACGAAAGCAATGGCACCGGAAATGCTGCGGTAGCCCTGAGCGATATTACGCGCAGAACGATAACGCTTGGTACTGACCCTATTACGACTACCAGCGGGTCTACCGTTATTACGGTAAAAGATGTGAGTGGTCACGGCGCAGGTGTAGGCGATACGGTAACGATTTCCGGCGTCGATGCTACAGTGGATGGGATTACCGCAAGCAGACTTAATGTGGAAATGACAATTGCGTCTACCCCCACCAAGACCACTTGGACAGCAGACATTGGTGGGTCAAATCCAACATCTGGAGGAGTATCTGGAGGCGGATCTAGTGTGTCCGCTGTTTATAAGGCTGGCGTTTATTACACTCCCGTTGCTGCCACGCAAGTCATGATATCGGATGTAGGTCGGCATGTTGTTGCTCTTGGCTGTAACCCCATTGGTTCGAGTACGATCAATCCGCTCTTTGTTCGCTGGTCTACTTCAGAGAATGCGGCACAGTGGCAGCCGCTATCAACGAACAGTGCAGGTGGTCAAGAGCTGTCGTCCTGCTCAGAGATCATTGGCGGCATACGGGTTCGTAAGGAAATCCTGATCTGGACCGATTGCGGTATTGTCAGCATGAGTTATGTCGGCAGTCCCTACTACTTCTCGTTTAATGAGGTAGCCAAGGGGATGTCCATGATATCTCCGAATGCTGCGGTGAATGCGAACGGAACCGTATTCTTTATGGACCGTGGAGCCTTCTATACTTACACGGGAACAGCACAGCGACTTCCGTGCCCTGTCCTTAGTACGGTGTTCGACGACTTCGATCTCAGTCAATCTTTCAAGGTTGTATGCGGGTCCAATACAGATTTCTCCGAAGTTATATGGATGTATCCGTCCGAGTCTGGTAATGGCGAGAATGACAGGTACGTCATCTTCAATTATGACGAACAGGTCTGGTATGTAGGGACATTGGTTCGGGGTGCATGGAGTCATGCGGCCACCAAGACATATCCCCTCGCTTCTTCTATACGAACCGTTGCGTTGGGCGCGGACCCAATAACTACAAGCAACACTACGGGCACCGTAACGATAACCCAGACGAGCCATGGCCTGTCTGCCGATGATGAGATCATACTAAATAATGTGTCCGCTGTTGGCGGCTTTACTGCGCTCCTTCTGAATGATCAGCATACGGTTGCTTCGATTACCGACGCAGATACCTACACAATTACATTGGGCGACGTTGCTACATCTACGGCTTCGGGCGGAGGGTCCCTTGGGACGGCGATCTGCCCCAATGTTCTTTATAGCCATGAGAACGGGCACGACGATGACGGTTCGGCCATGACCGCGTATATCGAGACGGGCGATATGGACCTCGGCGAAGGGGACCAGTTCTGGTTCCTGAACCGGATGATACCTGACATTCAGTTCAGGGATGCGGATTCAGGTAACGAAGTCACGGTGAGCTTGAATGGTCATGACTATCCGGGCGCATCGCAGTCCGAGATTGCGAGTGCCACGGTAACGTCCAGTACGGACCAATCGTTCATCCGTGGACGGGCAAGACAGGTAGCAATGAAGGTGCAAAGTACGGGTTCAGGCTATGGATGGCGCGTAGGATATGTACGAATTGACGGAAGAACGGATGGTAGACGATGACACTTAAAACTTACCGACCACTCAACTCTGCGCCATTGGAGTATGAAGAGAGGGACGAAAGTATTTCACGCAGAACGATTGAACAAAATTTCCAAGATGTTAGTAGTGATATATATTCTGTGAAGACGCAAGACGATAAAGATGCTTCACTAGCATTACGCAAATATCAATTTTTGTTGCTTGGTGCTAGTAATGGCTGATAACTTAAAAGTATTGGGGCAATTAGCACCGAGTGCTACAACGGATACGGATCTGTATACCGTACCTGAAGACACTCAGACTACGGTCAGTTCAATTGCCGCAGTCAATCGCTCAGGCGGGGCACTAACCTTTAGGGTGGCCGTCCGTCCGAAGGGCGCATCCGTAGAGAATAAGCATTACATCTATTACGGTAAGTCTGTCGCTGCCAACGATACGGTATTTATTATTGTTGGCATAACTCTGAGTGATGATGACGTGATCAGTGTATACGCAAGTTCGGGTGATATGAGTTTCAGCATATTTGGCGTGGAGACGAGCTAGATATGACTTCGATAGCGTATGATTACGGTTTTGGCAAGCGGCGTCCTTCTCCTTCTTCACTATCCGCCGGTATTTTCGGTGCCGGACTTGGCGGACTTGGCGGACTTAGGGAACAGATGGAGCGGTTACGACAGCAGCAGATCGCCTCGGACGCAGGAGCGAAGTTCCCCGGTTTCGATCCGGCCCACGCCGGGCCTGCGATAGACGTGATGTCTCCCTCTGACAACTATGGAATTCCCATAGCTGCACCCACAGGCATAGGCAACATCGGGCGCACTTTTGACATAGGTATGGTAAGACCAATAGGCCATGAGCCTCGTCGTCGTCACCCGCGTCGCCCTCACATTCAGCGTCCATACCCTGAACCTATGGGTGGAGGAGGCGGTCAAGCACCAACCCTGACACCACAAGAATGGAAGATGACAATCACGCCAGCAGGGGGCGGGGGAAGAGGTGGTGGTGGTGGTGGCGGTATTTGGGGTGGTGGTAGAGGCGGCGGCCCTCAATTGGGTGTATTTGGTGGCGGACTTGGTGGTAGGCATTCATTGCCGATGCAGAGAAATGCTGGCGGTATAATAGGCTTGGCTGGGGGTGGACACATGCCTCCTTACGGGCTCGCTGATGGTGGTGAGGTCCCAATGGTGTACGCCAATGGCGGTTATGTTCCCGCATTCATCTTTGGTGGCTTATGGAGAGGTATCAAAAAAGGCTTCAAGAAACTTATTCCCGCCGCTGTATCATTTATTCCCGGTATAGGACCGCTAGCGTCTGCTGGTATAAGCGCACTCGGAACTAAGGTCGCAGGTGGTAGTTGGACTGATGCCCTATCAGCGGGTGCGACGGGCTATACGTTCGATAAGGCTTTAAATGCAGCAAAGGACGCTTGGAAGGAAGGTGGAATAAAAGGTCTAAGTTTTGGCGACAAGCTTGAAAATGCCCTCAAGGCTGGAGGCGGTTCAGTAAGCAAGGGACAGTTGGCAGCAATATTAAGTGCTGAGAAAGCTAGCCTAGAAGAACAGAGGGAGAGTGAAGGTCTTGATGTTGGAGCAGGCGGAGGAGGGGGAACTCGTGTGATGGGTGGCCCCAGTGCCATGCCACAAGCGGGGCAGGTAGGAACCATACATGGCCCGGTAACTACAAATACTTGGCAAAGGTTTGGGTTAGGGTCACAAGCAACACAGCCTCAACCTGCGGTTGGCCGCTTTGGCGGTGGAATGGTTCCAGAATATGACAGCCTGTACGCCAGACGACGTTTCGGTGGAATGGTTCCGGGTTATCAGGTTGGTGGCAGATTCCCACCGTTTAGGATGGGACCAGCACAGGCAATGCCAGTTCCTGCTGCTCCACCACGGCTGCCTATGGCTCCACCTGTAGCTCCGCCTATGGGACCGCCACCTAGCATGGGACCACCTATGCTTCCACCACCACCTGTTCAGCCTCCGGGAATGGCAGCTACTATGCCATATGCTCCTCCAGCTATGTTCCCGCAACCGGCTCCTGTCGCTGCGCCACCGATGGAATTGCCACCGATAATACCAGAAGCAATTCCTCCTGTCGGCGATTTTTCGGCAATAGATGAGCAGGCCAAAAAGTTGGCAAAACAGGCAAAAACTAGGGTTGAGGATGCAAGGAAAGCTGTTACTAAAGAGAAGGGATCAGAAGAAAAAGAGATAGCCGAGATAGAAGCTCTTCAGGCAGAACAACAAGCCGATGAGGCTGATCAAGTTGTTGAGCAACAAAAATTAATGCAAGAAGTCGCGGAAGCTGCGCCGGAAACAGTAGCGGCTGCGCCGCCACCAGTGCCACAAGCACCAGTGGCTCCGCCCCCGCCTGCTGCTCCAGTAGTAGCTCCTCCGGCTCCAATGCCTCCGGCTCCGCCAGTTGCGGCTCCTCCGGCTCCAATGCCAGTTGCTCCACCAGTTGCTCCACCGCCTGCGGCACCTCCCATTGAGCCTCCACCTCCGGCCCCTGTATTGCCTCCAGTAGAAGCGGCACCACCGGGACCGGGATTAGAGGAAATGGCTGATGTTATACCAGACACAATGGCCGCAGTACCTCCGCAAATGCCACCTATGGACCTTCCGCCAGCGGGTGGTGCCCCTCCAGTGCCGCCTCCGGCTATACCTCCACCGCCCATGGCAGCGCCACCAATGGCTGGTCCACCTGCTCCACCGATGGCACCGCCAATGCCACCTCCGGGTGTGGAGCCTCCGATGGGACCTCCATCGGCACCTACCGTTAGCGGATTTCCGGGCTTAACGCGAGATATGCTGGCGAGCATACCCTCCTCGATTCCAAGCCCCCTTGAACGTGAACGTCGTAGGGCGGCGATGGCAGGCGAAACACCTCCGGGTGGTGGCCCTCAAGTGACGCCCATGGCTGGTCCGCCACCAATGGGACCACCACCTCCGGGTATGGATATAGATGATATTTCCGATGTTGTTCCAGAAACGGCAGCAGCAGCACCTCTACCACCTCCACCACCGCCCATGATGGGAATTGACCCAATGAGCATGGGACTGGGGCTGGACATGACTGATGAGGACTTTGACAGGGGCGGACCCGGAGAAACAGGAGATCCCGACTTAGCTAGTACACGAATACCGAGGGGCACACAAAGAGGAGGAGGCCGTAGAGGAGGGGGGCGTAGAGGAGGAGGAAGAGGCGGACGTAGGCCAACGACTCCGACCCAACCGGCAACAACTCAGCCGCCTGCTGCCCCTGCACCGCCGCCGCCTCCACCACCGAGTCTTGGGTTGTTCGACGAGAGAAGGCAGCCAGCACAGACTCAGGGGCCGACAATATTCGGGCCGGGATTTGATCCCGCCAATATGCCCGTAACAGCGGCTGACTTCAGGAGGTCTGGCGTTCCGGGATCTGGTGCTACTGCGGATATGTTACAGCGAATGAACCAGAGACCTCGCGTTGAAAGTTATGCGCCACCCATCAGGAGGGCAGAAGGTGGTGCTATAGACGCTGGATTAATGGGTCAGGTCGAGGCAGCAGTCAGAAAGGCGTTGATGTCTCCAAACGATCCGGGCAGTGCTGAAATTATTCAGGGATATATAGAAGCCTTTGGCGAAGAAGAGTTATTGAAACTAGCAGAGGGATTGGCACCACCTACTCAGCAGGCAATGCCGCCTATGCAGGTACCCCAGCAGTTAGGAAGGCCGGAAATGCCCATGCAAGAAGGCGGACTACTGACAGGTGAGGGCGACGGCATGGCAGATGACGTTCTTGTTACAGCCGATACTGGTACCCCTGAAGCGCAGCCAGTAGCTCTCAGCAAGGGCGAATTTATCGTGGCTGCCGACGTGGTCAGTGGGCTAGGTAATGGAAATACGGATGAGGGTGCCGCAATACTAGAACAAATGCAGGACGAGGTAAGGATGGGACGGACGGGCTCACCACAACAGCCTCCTCCTCTCGACTTACAGGAAGTTTTGCCGGAACCATATGGTGAAGAATATGCGTAAGAAACATCGTTATCGGGGTGGGGGAAAAGTAGGGGTAGGTACAGAAATACTGAAGTCCGTTGTTTCCCAAGAAACTCCTATAAATAGAAATTTAATCAAGGGCAAGGTTAAGAGGGAGCTTAGAAGAAATGGAGACCAAAGACATTCTCTGGATTGGGCAGAATCAGTCGAGAGAGACTACTACGGAGGGGACTCTCCCTTGAGAGAGATGGGAATAGGTCAACAGCCATTTAACCTGACAAGACTATTATTAAACCGTGATACGCTTAGCCCACTCTCGCCAGAGGATCAGCAGAGGCAGAGAGACATTGATCGACGTATTGGGGGCCGCATAAAAACAGCGTTGGAACGCATGGCTAGGGAAGGGCCGAGTGCAGGAATAACGGCTCTGGTTGGCAAACCTACTCTGGATAGGATAGGGGTAGCCGTGGAGGATAGATTGCGGCCAGCCGCCCGCCGTGGCTGGGATAAAGGAGGGGAAGTGTTTGGGGCTCTTGAAGACAAACTTATAAGAGGGGTGAGAGGTTTACTCGGTCCGAGAGACAGGCAATCCTCGGTTTATGAATCCATAGCAATGGGTCGTGCTGCGGGTGGCAAGATTCCGGGCTATCAGTTCGGAGGTCAGTGGGGTGGTAGTAAGGGAATGCAACCGGGTGGTGGCGGAGGTCAGTGGGGTGGCGGAATGCAGCAGCCCATGGGAGCCCCTCCGGGCGGCTTTGGAAAACAGCCACTTATGGGTGGTCCTGCCGCACCGGGTGGTGGTGGATGGGGTGGAGGAATGCAGCAGCCTAGCGGGATGATGATGGCGCAACCGGGTGGTCCGGGTGGTGGCCCTCAGTCGGGTAGACCACCGGCCCCGCAATGGGGTGGTGGTAGATTCGATCCATGGACTCCCGCTACTGCTGCTGGTACGGGATCACGATCCGATCCATTCTTGAATGATCCGGCGGGACTTGCTCAGTATCAACAGCAGCAAGGCGGCGTGCCGGGCGGTCCAGATACTGGACCACCGGGTAGTCCGGGTGGTGGAGGGCAACCTTCTCCGGGTCAACCGCAAACTGCGGCTCCTCCACGGTATCAGTCTCAAGCGGTATCACCAAACTACGCAAGGCCCGCCGCATATTCTGGATATGGCGGCCCAAGCGACTTCTTTTCTACCCAATCATTTGTTTCACCGGAGGTGGCAGGAGACTGGGCGGCTATTAAATCAGGCATTATGGAAGCTGGCACAAGGCCGTATGAAGCGTATCAGGGTCCATTTATTGCAGCACCCACCGAATTAGAGGCGGCTGCTCAGGCTGGTTATGGTGCATTTGGAAAGGGTGCAGGTCCACAAGCAACACTTCAAGCTGAACAGACAATGCGTGATGCAGCACGAGGAGTTGGCAGTCTTGCACCAGAACAGGCCGCGATGGCAAGAAAGTTTGGTGCTTACGCACCATTGGCACAGGAACAGGCGCAGGCTGCTGCTGCTGGCATGACTGAAGCTGGCGCAGAAGCTGCAGCAAGAGCCAGAAGTATAGGCGAACAGGCCGCTACTCCAGAAATGCAGAGAGAAGCAGGTGCCTTGGACCCATACGTTTCACAATACACTGAAGGCGTACTCGATCCTCAGATACAGGCAATACGAGACGAGGCGGCGCGTCAAAGGGCGGAGGTAGCTTCCCAGACCGCAATGGGCGGGACGGGAGGATATCGTCGAGCTATAGAAGAGGGGATGATAGGCCAGCAAACAACCCAGCAGATAGCCGACGTTACCGGAAAGGCTTACGCAGATGCACAGCGTGAAGCCAGAGCAGCGTTTGAATCGGACAGGGCAGCACAATTTGCTGGCACTGGACAACAGTTGACGGCAGAGCAACAGGCAGCATCACAGCAAGCAGCCCAGCAAGCGGCAGCGGCTGGTATGCAGCAACAGGGCTTTGGCACTATGTCTGACCTATGGAGAGGCCAACAGGGAGCCCTTGGCGGTGAAGCAGGGCTATATGGACAGTTGGCTGGTATAGGTGGTCAACAGGCAACACTGGGCGGCCAGCAACAGGCACAGCAGCTAGAAAGACTGCGGACAATGGGTGCGGCTGGCGAGAAGGAAGCCAGACGTATACAGGCTGGATACGATACTGCGAGAGAAGAATGGCAAAAGGCCAAGGACGATCCTGAGAAACGTCTCGATTGGATGAGAAGACAGATGAGCGGCCTGCCTTACCAGAATATCACGCATCAGGCAAGATATAATCCGATGCTTTCTTCTGGAGAAAGGGCACTCGGTGCCGGTATTGCAGGAGCAGGAATGTGGGCGGCACAGAATCAGCCCGTAGAAACAACGGGGGGAAGACATGGTTTCTCTTTAGCGGGTTTGGGCAGAGACCTATTCCCCAGTGGTCCACCCGGACAGCAGCCGGAGACAACTAGCCCACGAACAGGGGCAGTATTCCCTCAGGGGCACCCACAGGCTGGACAACCTGACCCTCATGGATATGGCGCGTATTATCGATATCAACAGCAGCAGGAAGCAGCAGCAGCAGCAGCAGAAGCGGCAGCCCAGCGCGAAGCAAAGTTTTTCGGAGGATAACGCAGCGTCCGGGGAAAGTGACCACATAAGTGATTGATAGATGAATATAATTCAGCAACAACGATACCTAGAAAATCTTTCTGATCCCGAGCTTACGGCTCTTGGCACTCAGGGTGGTAACGAAGAGATTGATTCCTATCCGATCACCCTAGAGATGAGTCGTAGGTCAAAGGTTCGTGCAGATGACGAAGCAAGGCGTGCCCAGCACGAGGCAGCGAACCCGCCCACGGTAGACGATAAGGTAAAACAGGAGTTTGCTGGTATCACTGGCGCAGATCCATCAATGGGCGCAGGGATGCCTCCCGACCAGATGGAGATGGCCGATCTTCAGCGGGGCATAGCCACGCAAGAGATGGGTCCACAGTCTCCCATGGGTCCACAGCCCCCAATGATGGCGGCATCTGGCGGCCTGATACCGGGCTATTATCATGGCGGCTCTCATCCAACCGAAGAAGAAATTGAAGAAGCAGGGAGAGGTTTCGGAGGGGATTCGGGTCTGACGGCGGTGGAGAGGCTTTATGCGGCGGTTCCGGGGGCTAGGGAAGAAGCGGAATCACTTCTGCGTGGTGAATCGGAAGCTCATCGAGAATGGATAAGGGGACGAGGGGACTTGGACCCTGTCGAGCTAGGAGACTATAGGGGTCGTCAGGAACCCGTGCCTCGACGAACCGGCCCACATGACGTTGGACCTGAACAAGCTAGGAGGCGTAATAGAGAAGCACTGGCAGCACAAAACCGTCAGGTACGGTTTGCCGAGAGGATCAGGGACGCCGAGAGCGATGAAGAGGTTTCGTGGCTGGTGCAACGAAGGGATGCGGGCGCAGATCCAGACGAGGTTCCTCAATTCGATCCGGTCGCACATGCCCTACAAGCAGGCTTCGATGTTCCGACGGAAGAGGAACGAGCAGCACAGCAAGCGGAAGAGGGCCGTGCTTCGCTTGTGGAGAGGCTTAGTGGATTTGAACTTCTCCCTGCAACAACAGGCTCAGGGGTTAGAAGAGCTAGTTGGTCCGGGGTTCCTAGCGGCAATATAGAAGAGGGACGGGAGCTAATTCAGGGTACCAGAGACCTGCTGACCACAAGAACCGCAGAAGACATAGCTGCGGAAAAACACAGAGAGGCATCCGCATTGGCTACAAGGTTGGGCCACGAAGAACTGTACGGTACTCGCATGGAAAGACTAGCAGAGCTTGATGAGCAAATGTTGACGGGCGAAGAGATAGATAGCCTGAGAACAGCCAGACTCTTTGGAGACCTGTCTTCATTGGTGCTGGACACTAGCAGAGATCCTGACAAATACAAGAATGTCATAACTGGCATAACCACTCGTGACAAGACAATTCGTGAGGATATTGCAACGCAGACTAAGGAAATCGCCGACCTGTTAGATAAGGGCATGATAGACTACAACACCGCGCAAGAGGCATATCGTAATGTTGAGACGAAACGCCTACAGGATATTGCGAACTTGCCACGAACAGAGGCAATAAATCTCATGAAGTCGGAAATTGACTTGCTTAAAGAAAGGCATCGTGGCGCGGTCGATCTGGAATCGGCCCGAATAGATTATGAGGCCGCACTTGGGGCGGCAGAAATCCAAGCGGAGAATTATCGGCATGATCCGGCGATGCAAGAAGTGATTGAAAACCTCGTTAATGACGCAAGGTTATATGCTCCCGGTGACAGGTTCGCTAAGGAGGGATCGCCGGAGAGAACAGCGTATGATAACTACCAAACGAGGCTGCGTAAAATAATGGAGAGGTACTATATGGGTCCAAGCGGAATAATACCTACTGCAGTAGAAGGGCGATTTGGCTTGCCCATAGCGACAGCAAAATGGACCGAAGGAAGGGGTGG